TCACCGCATCATAAGTCCACGTATAAAGCCTTTGAAGCCTTCAGCGTGCCTCCTGTAATGCGATGTGCACTCATCGATAACATCATGAGCTGACACAAAGCGAAGCGACTTACAACCGACCTCTTTGTGCAACTTGTTTTTGACGTTGAATATTCGAACACTAAAAGCATCATCCACCTTTCTGATTTCGTAACGATAGGTGATGTTGTTAGTGCCGCCAACATAAAGCTGGAAGTTCTTCATGATGAGGCCTCTCTGTTTTAACTGGAGGCCACATTTTACATAAGTAAAAAATGATTTTTAACTTTTAACGACCATTTGGTTTACAGAAAGCACAATAAACAAAGCCCCGCACGATGGCGAGGCTCTTAATTCTTTGTCGACCTACGAAGCTATGGCGACGATATCAGATTTACATGAAATATATGCGTTTCAGTTCGGTTTTGCAAGACTTATATCTAAATTTGTCGCCTTTTGTTGTGAACGTGATCGCGTTGCTGAGATAAGCGCACCGCTATCGAGTCGCTTAAAGCTGTTACGCATAGCCAGCCAGTGAGGCAGATAGGTTTCTGTCCAGGTGGATTTCGCAACGCCCACCAGTTCCGCGAGCACCTGATATTCGTACGTCTCACGCCCTGCCAGCTCCGCTTTAACGTCCTGAGCCGCCAGCCAGATAAGTTTCTTCAGGCGCTCCATAGTCTTGCCGGCCACTTTCTTCGCGCCGAGCTGTTCCCGGAACTCTGCCCACGCCCACTGGGTGATCGCCACCTGGTATTCGAAGCGGATATTCTCGCTGTAGTTCCACAGCAGCCATGCTTTCTGGTGCTCCTCCAGCGACAGAACAGCGCGGCGCCATGAGGCGGTGCCGAACTCAACCGGGCTGACTAACGCGATAGACGATCCCTTGGCGCGGGACTGGCTGCCACTCATAGGTGGGGCGTCCGGGTTAACTTTTCGGCCGGTGACCGGATCGGTGATTTTCTTCCGGCCCCGGCTGCGCGCCGTCGCGGTGAATTGCGCGTTCTCGGCGAAAGCTACCAGTTGCCCTTTCGTCGCCCCGCTAAGATCTGCGGTCGCCACAATGAGCTGCTGACGTACGTATTCCAGTTGCTGACTGTTCATGCGGCTTCCTTATGTGGCTGATTGGTTTTGGTCTGGCTGTGCTTGGCTACTGGCAGCATGCTGGCGCGCTTAACGCTTTCTGCCTGGTACCGGAGAAGTTCTGAAAAATTCATAAGTCCTCCCGGTCTGGGTGAAGACTTTTCAGCATTTGGTACTTTCTTTGAAAACGAATGCCTTTGCTGATTGCTGAGAACTGAATGCGACATTTTTTGTAATTGATATGACTGATAATCCCCATCGCGATCAGCGGAATGAGGTAAAAGGCCAGCAGAAATAAAGACTCAAGCTTCATGCGGACTCCAGTTCAGTGATGGTCAGATCGAGCCTGCCGCCTTTGACGATTGGCATCCTCTTCACGCTGTAGTAGTCAACCTGCTGGTCATCGAGCCAGAACCCGGATTTCGTCAGGGCGTCGAACGCGGCCTTTTGCAGATTGTCCAGGTCGCGGCGTCGGCGATCCGGCATATGGCACTCAATGCGGATTTTCACAGGTGTAGCTAGGCCAATATCCAGCATTGAATCTTTGATGATTCTGCCGACGCTGTCGCGGTACGCCTGCCCTTCTGCGCTGATGTGCGTGCGCCCGCGGTTATGCCGGTAGTAGCGGTTGTTGCTCGGCGGCCACGGGAGGCTGATGCGGTATTCATTCATGCTTTTACGAGCCCCTCTTTAAGCCAGATGACCTGCGTGCGAGCCATGCCTTCCAGCGCGCACTCCTTTGCATATTCCGCATCGACCAGACGGGTGCGGCGATCAATCTCGTCGTGGCAACTGCTGCATGCGATGGTGGCGATCAGGTCAGGCGGCTTGATTCCGGTCCCGCAGAGACCAGCAAGACGAATGTGAGCCAGTACTGAGGTTTCAGGATTGCCGTTGCATACGCCGGGGATCCGAACCTGACATTCGCGGCCGCGTGCCGCTTTGCATAAATTAGCCATGCGCTCTCCTCGCTGCGAGACGCAGCCATTTCTGATCAACCAGGCGGGCGGTGTAGCCCTTCAGTGTCGGGATATCGGACGGCTTAACCGCGGCCTTACGCTTGCGGCGCGCCGGAACGTTGAAGATGTGATTTGTGATGACGCGCGCGAGAGGACTACCCACGGGAAGCCCTCCACTCTTGCGCCCAGGCGATGCGCTTACTGGATGCTTCGGAGAACTTCACGCCGCGGTCGGTTCCGAACCAGTAAATCGCCTCAATGACGTCGACCATGTAGCGCTTGCTGGATTTGGATGTGCGGACGCCGAAATAAACGCGGCCACCGTTGATGCCCGGGGCTGATTTCTGTTCCTGGTCCTGAGTCTGATTCACCAGAACGGTGATGAGTTCCTTCCATTCCTCGCGGCTCAGCTTTTCGCCGTGCCAGACAACCTGGTCAGACAGGTCCTTCAGCAATGGCCACATCAGACGGTTTTGCTTATCGGTGCGGGTCTCTTCCCGGGCCTCGACCACCATCGGCGCGCGAGGGTTTACCGGCAGGGTGCGAATGTACGCAATGAGGTTTTCTTTAACGGTGTCGTTAACGATGCAGTAGTGCTGTTTCATGCGCCACCTCCGAGAGGTAACGCAGAATGCAGAAAATCGCAGGTGCATTTCTGCATCTGTGACAAGGTGAGGAGTTCAGATTGTGGTCGCATTTAAGTCCCCTTAAATGCGCAGAAGTCACAATCGGGTGTTCAGGCCGACTGCGACTTAATTATGGCGGGATGATTTGAGAAAATCAATTTGCGAATAGCGACAATATATAGTTAAGGAATCCAGCCTTCGCCGCAATTTCCTGTCTCTCTCATCCACTCATGACCGCATTCCGAGCATTTGTAATAACGCTCGTTTGCTTCGCGTCCGTGATGGCTGAAGTTAACGGATTTATCGCCTTGCAAGACCATGCATGGAAGAGGCGGGTCCCTTCGTCCAAGGGGTTGTTTGTTACATACTTCACAAGTCATAAATCCCGGACCTCACACGTCATTCGCCTGTAAAAAAACATTATACCAAGAAAAATTTGGTTAAGATGCGAGCGGAATGTAAAACATGTGTATAGCTATTAAATCGGTCCTTGGCGATTTATTTTTTAGCGTCAAACCCCACATAATGGGACGCAACTTCAGTAAATTTACGAACAACATCCATGGCGAAATCACCTCTCTCAGCAATCTTCCAGACCCAATGTACCACCTGCTCTGCGTTCGTTAGGTGGGAAAGAGGAATTGAGTAAATCTGTCCATGGATGTCAATCACCTCAAGCTCATCGAGGCACACCTTAACAAGATCATCAAGCTCCCTTTCTCTTTCAAGAATCGTTGTGATGCTCATGCTATTTTCCATTTGAATCTCCTAAAATTTATTTTGCATTTTGCTCAGTCATTTCAATGTAGCGAGGATCAGATGCCTTAGGCAATGCAACGCTTCGCTCGCGATAGTGCCGCACGCGATCCATGAAATACTCTCGTAGATGCTCTGGTTGCTCACGAGCTACCTGCTCGGCGATAACCGGCATATTTAAGCGCTCTTTGTAGGCCACGCCGGAGGCTGCCAAGTCAACATTAACCTTGTCGCGTTCTTCCTGCGGCTTTGCAGCAATATTCCAGTTAGACATAAAAACCCCCTCGATGATTTGAGGGAAATTATACATTATTGCTTCCAATACTTTTGAACTCTGATATTCGCTGGCATACATACATTTTCATAAATTGGGCCGCTAACAGTCATGACAATATAAATCCCATCAAGACCATCAATGCTAAGAGAGAGCCTATCCCCAGCCCTAACCTCACGATCTAGATCAATATCCTCTACTCGGCCTGTATCATCGAAAGTCACTGAATAAATCATCTCACTATTACCTATAAATGCATGAAGTATGATAATAATTACCATGAAAAGTACTTAATTACATTGCACTTACTCACTGTTTTCTCAGTTTTTGCGCAGCCCCAATCATCGCAGCCCAGCATAGCTTCGCCCGATGCGCCGCCTGCTGGCATCCACTCATCGCTTCGTATGCTTCCCACTCATTCTCATCGCTAAAGCTCTCATCAGGCTCTGACTCGAAACCATTGACGATCATGTCCTCTGTTGGCTCAACTGGCACAGCCACCCAACCTTCCGGAATCACCGGAGAGTTGCCGCTGGGCGACTCGGCAATTTTTTGCGAAGAATCCAGAGATGGCGCGGTCTGCATGGTGGTGGGCGACTCGGCGTTTTCGGCACCCTGAAGCATGGCGGCGCGGCGGTTCATGCCATCCAATGCAATGCGCATAGCCTGAATCCCTGCCGAACCATCAGGGTAAATCCCGTAACGCTCGAATACGTCGATGTGGTTACGCATGAACGTAGGAGTAAGCTCTTTGTAGGCATGAGCAAGCGGACCAGATACATCATCAGGCACAGATACCGCCGCTGGCTGAGCTGGAGGATAATTTGCCAACATCCAACTAATGACGTAGTCGGCTTTGAACCGCTCAACCGGAAAGCCTTCATTCCAATCGCGGAAATGATAAATAACGTGACTCAACTCCGGTTGTCTAGGCTTGCTCTCCGCTTCGAGCGATGCCAGCGCCAATTTCATCGCCGCCAGCGCCATAGTCGCATCTTCGTTTACTGCGCCGGGTGTCGCATCGCGCTCTTCTTCAAGCTCCGCGATAGCCCTCAGGAGCCACTCTTTGGTTAATGTCATGGGTTAGTCCTCAACCTTGCTGCCGCACAGTGGGCAGTAAAAGAATTTACGAGCGAAGCCAGGGTGCGGAATAGCAAAGCGCTTTGTCTTCTCATTCCAGTCTTCGATTAATTTTTCAAAATCGGCTTCGGCAGCCTTCCAGTCACCGGCGAGGATCGACTTTGTACCGATAATTCCGACGGCACAGCGATCACATTTATCAGCCATATCACTCTCCTTTATCTGCTGCGGCGGGGTGGCAATAATGCGCACCATCTGGCTTGTGGGATAAATCGAGCTCACATTTGCATCGTGGGCAGACTGCGATCGGCTTGCAGCCAGCTGCAACAATCGCCTCGATAATCTGGTATTCATTGATAACCAATGGGCAGTCGATATCACCGTCCGGATAGAACGATTCAGGCAATTTAATTTTTACTTTTTTCGCCTCCAGCTCAGCAATCCGCTTCTCTGCGGCTTCCGCCCTGGCTTCCTGTCCATGCGCCTCCGTCCATCCAGCATTGGAATGTGCCGCCGTTGCTTTCAGATCGTCGATCTGCTTGTCTTTGGCTTCCAGCTCATCCAGCAGGGCCAGGATGTCGTCATCTCCATGTTTTTCGGCTGCTTCTCGTAATGCGAGTTTGTCGATGTTGCTCATTGGGCGGCCTCCCCGACACGTTTATTCCATGCAGCAATCGCCATGTTGATTTTGTTCGCTCCAACCATCTGAGCAGACTGCGCGTCGCAAGAATGGCAGCGAACAATTGCCGACTGGTAAGGGCAATCCTCTTCGTACTGCGCGAATGCCTCTACGTCTTTGCTTCCGCAGAACGGGCAAGGTTTGATTTGAGTGCTCATTGTGCGGCCCCTTCAAATTGGTAAGAAATTTTAATTCCCAGCTTTTTAGCCATGGCATGCTCAGCGACGGCACCTTCCGACTCTTTCCACCCATGCAGCATGTGAATGGCGTCGGCGCAGCGAAGCATCGCCAGGCAGATGTCCATATACTCACGCTGAGATAAACCATCCGGGAGCGTGGCCGGATTTAGTGCCACATGACCACCTGATAACATCTGCTGTGCTACTGGGTTAAACATCGGACGGTTGTAGTTTTCGTAACCCGTCATTGGTCCTGCGATGTAAATTTTCATACCCCTGCCCTCCCGTACTTGTCTGATAACTCGCCCATTTGCCTGTGGATTTCCGCAAGGTCACACCCTGCGCACCCCAGAGCTTCGGCTATGAGTTCTTCCTGTTCTTTGGATGGCCCAGCCTGGAGAATCTGATTAAGTTTCCTGTTCGATACGCCGCAGTGCTTGGCGATGCTGATGAGCGTTACACCGTTACCCTTCGCCATGGTCCTAACCATCAAGCGATAATCACTCCATTCGCTCATACCCCTACCCTCCCCCAAACCATCAATACCCTTCTCATCGCCGGACTGTTGCGGCACTCCTGTCAGATCACGTTTGTGTCCGTCCGCTGAATTAACTTCGACTTGCCATTCCTCATGCCCGGTATCGTGTCAGGGGCGTAGCGCTTGCCGTAACTGGTAAGGCTGTACAGGCGCTGGCCGTATTTTCCTTCACAGCTGATCAGGCCGTCGGCCAGCAACGTGCTCACCGTCCCGGATATCTTTTTGGTGTCCATACCGATAAGTCCTGCCAGTCTGACGCTGTTCAGGCCCGGGTTATTACGCAGGGCTGCCAGCACCTGCTCACGGATTGTTATGGTCATGTCACACCATCCCGTTCGACTTGTTGCGGTTGTACTTCGCCAGCAGCAGCTGGATCGGCGTCGGACCATGCTCGGCAGCCGGTGCTGCAATTGCCCGGCGTACCGGCGGCACTGGCTTACCCTCGGTGACGCGCTTCTCCCATATGTCCAGCAGATCGCCCGCCTCGCGTGCCAGTTCACCATGAGTCAACTGCCGCTCTGTGCTGCGGTGGCGCAGTTCAACGCAGATGTGGTAAATGACCGGCTGCGACCAGGGGAATTGCTCACTGGAAGTGAACTCGAACGAACGGTTACGCCAGTCCCAGTATTCGGCGATCACCTGGTCAACGGTGATACCCAGCGCGCCGCCGCTCTGTTTGCACCAGGCGACGAACTGGCCCGGAGACGGCAGGAATGGACGCTCCTGGCGGCGAGCTACACGCATGCCGGCATCGACCTGAGCCATGGTGTGGATCCCGTTCTCCTGAAACGCCAGCAGCCACTGACGGCGGAATTCGTTCAGGTCTTCCTGGGTGCGGAAGTTCGCCATACTGGCCGGGAACGCGGCGCGCAGCTCGTTGAACAGCTTGTTGAATACATGCGCCACCTGCTCTACTGGCGCACGCTCCTGGTACTGCTCTGGCAGGTTATGGGCCATGCGGCTCATCTGCTCGCGGTCGTGGTTACGCATCTGCTCTGCAAGAGATTTCATCGCATCACCTCATAGGCCCAGTCAGTGTTGTTGAAGTCCAGATCCGGCTTAGCGGCACGCAGCTCACCTCCTGCGTTGCGCTGCATTGTCAGCTTGTCCCACTGCTTACGCAGGCTTTCCGGGCTCAGGATGTTGGTCTGCCAGAAGTGGTGTTTGCTTGCCCAGTCATACAGCGCGCAGATGTCCTGGTGCGACCGGTTGTCTATCTGGCGCATCAGGCGAACGGTGTTAGACCAGGAGGTCATGTCCGGGGCTTTGCAGGTTGGGTTAATCAGCTTCACCCTGGAGGAAATCCACTTAGCGATCTCGAGGTCTTCAGCCGATCCCCACTTCGCACCGGATGGGGTGTAAACCGCAGCTTCTGGATGAGCTGATAAAAATTTCTTCAGACGTGCGTCAGAGGATTCGTCAGAATTCTCGGACGAAGATCTTTTAATGTTTTTATTGTTGTTATTACATTGTTGTTCATGATTCTCGGTGAATCGCTCGCGTAAATGCGCTCCGTTATGCGCGGCATAACCTTCCGAAGCCGCGCCATTACTGGATTCGCCATGCTCGGCATTAAGCGCGGAGATATGCGCGGTGATACGCTCGGGTAAATCGTCCATTTTTTGAGCATATTCAGCGTAATTTGTGATGGTTATCACAGAGCCCTTTCGCTTCTCTCCGGAGCGAGAAATCATCCCTTCACGCTCGAAAACATCAAGCATCCTGTCTACGGCGTGGCGACTGCATGGCTTCCCTTCCCTGTCGCATAAATTCAGCCCGAGATCGGCTGAGGTGGTGACCAGTTGTCCGGTTTGCAGCGGCCATTTGCGCCCCTTGAAGTTTGCTGTATATGGCTGGCGAGCAGCACACAGCAGCAGGTTTTCCCACAGCGTGCGCAGGAAGACGTCCTTCGACCAGGTTTGCTTAAGAACACTCCGGTACAACGGGATGAATCCGGTTTTCTGGTTCTCCATCCGGTTGCTCCTGGCGGCGGAATGCGCCGCGAAATTTGCGTAAGCGACGTTCGACACAGTTAAACCTCCTGCGCCTGGCGTTTTGGATTAGCGTTTGTCATAATGACCTCGCAATTGACTAGCGTTTGTTGCACCAGAAAGTCGGCTCTGTTCGCGCAGACCGGCTTTCGCCATTTCTGTAGTTCTCACATAACCCCCAGCATTGAAGTGACCATGGCCATCAGCGGCGCGGTCAGGTCCGGGTCGACACGGAACATCTCTACAATCCCCTCACTGAGTTCCTTTAGCTTCTGGTGACGCGGGGCGTTCATCGCAACGGCCACTTTCGCCTCGCTCGTTTCCTTCTCAAGTCGAGCTAAGCGGGACATGAAACTGTCCTCAGGAAGAAGTCGATGGCGATACTCCAGCGGCAATACGGACATGATTGCCGGCGCCAACTGGCGAATGTTGTTGGCGGCGTACTCGGTGTCGCCGTCAATCCAGCGAAATACCTTCTGCATCTGGCGGTGTGAGTCAGTCGGGATATCCAGTCCGGTTCCGCCGGTTGCCCGCCACTCTTCAACAATCAGAGCGGCGACAAATTCACGGCTGCGGCAATCTGCTGCCCAGGCGCGAACAGCCGCGCGGATCCCATCAATGTTTAATGCCTTGGAATCAGGTTCCCGGCGATTCTGGTAAATCATCGCCGTTGGCGAAAATTTGTTACCTTGTTGATACGCAAGTGAATGCATTGCTTTCCCTTTCGTGGTTAGGGCCGCCGTTAAGCGGCTGTGTTATTCGCCCCAAGCAACTGGGCGAGATCTGGACGGATATCTGCTGGTTTGAGCTTGCCGTTAGTTGCAGACACAATCTTCATTACGTAGCGGGCATCAATGCCGCCACCGTGCAACCAGCGCCATACCGTCGGCTGCGCCACACCGCAAAGGTCGGCTAATTTCTTCTGGCTACCAGCGATATCAATGGCGCGCTGGATGGTTTTGTTCGTCATATTCCAATTCCTATGAGTATTGGTGTGAATTGATAATAGCAATGCGTATTGATTTGGGCAATAGCTAAACGTGTTTTGACCATCAATACGCAAGCGTATAAATTTAAACTCATGAAAAAAGAAACTCTTGCAGAACGCCTGAATCAGGCGATGGAACTATCTGGCATGTCTCAGGGCGCTTTGGCTAAGGCGTCTGGCGTTGCTCAGCCCACCATCTGGCGGCTGACCAGTGGTAATGCCCGCGGCTCAACTAAAATCGTTGAGATTGCCAATGCGCTTGGCGTTCGCTCTGAGTGGCTTTCAACCGGAGTTGGCCCGATGCGTGACGATGGTCAAATGCCCGCAATTTCTCAGCCGAAAACCGAGCCGGGACCTACTGACACTTTCCGCATTGAAGCGCTAGACTTTTACGTAAGCGCTGGACCTGGAGCCATCAACAGCGAATTTGTAGAGGTGCTTAGATCCGTGGAATACTCAGTGGAAGATGCTCGCCGGATGTTCAATGGCAGAAAGGCTGAGCAGATCAGAATCATTAATGTTCGCGGCGATAGCATGTCCGGGACCATTGAGCCAGGCGATTTGCTGTTTGTCGATATCAGTGTTCAACACTTCGATGGTGATGGAATCTACGCCTTCATATACGACGACACTTCCCACGTGAAACGCTTGCAGAAGATGAAAGATAAGCTGCTTGTCATTTCCGACAACAAGACTTACCGCCCATGGGAGCCGATCGAAAAAGAAGAAATGAACAGGATACTCGTATTCGGAAAAGTCATTGGCAGCATGCCACAAACGTACAGAAAACACGGTTAACACACCCAGCTACGTATCAAGCCCAGCCATAGTGCTGGGTTTTTTATTGCCCCCAGCCAGGCCATTCGTCACAGCAATACCCGCCGCAGTAAAAAACGGTCTGAATCTCAATTCCTCGAAAAAATATCAAAATAAATTCCTTTAGCTATCAAAGCATTAATAGCAATTGCTATTATTTAATATCAATACGTATTGCTATAAACAATACCCATCGCTATTATCAACTCATCGAAACGAAACATCGACAGCTGAGCGAAGTTAGCCAGCGGCGGACAGCAAGTCGCCTGCTTTTTAACAACATGCAGATTTACAGCGTCAATGACCTGTTAAGACCCCAACACGTAAACGTGCTGTATCACCGGGTGCGATCCGGTCGGTGAGAGAGTATCCCCGCGCGAGAGCGAGAACGGCGTGAGAACGGGCAACACTGGCAGGGAGTTGGCGCTAACCAAAACAGGGAATGTTTTGGGGTGTGGTGAAGCTCAACGGCGAGCTAGGGAATAGGCTTGCGGCAAAAATTCGCGATGAAAACCGCAAGGCGCGCGTAACCCAATCGGCAGCGCACCGATGGAAGCTGGTTCGACTCCAGCCACCACACCACCAAAGCATTTCTCCCGCATCAGCGGGTAACGACAGAGGGTAAGGGTATGGCGGCTTACAAATTTTTCATGTTCGACCCAGATAACGGATTCGAAACGTATAAGACAGCCGAAGAGGCGAAGGCAGCGGCTGATGAGGCCATCGACTACTACCGTGGAGATGCGGGTGACGGGTGGCCGGAAGAAGTGGAGCAGGTTTGCTGGGGTGAAATTAAGCAGGATGCGCAGCAGGTAGGGCTGCGCCCCCGAGATGAAGAGGACAAGAGTGGTTGCGAAATGATTTGCGACTACCAACTGACAGACATGTAACCCGCTCCGGCGGGTTTTTTATTGGTTATACCTCAGCTCATTCCAACGAGTGAGCGTGAGTTATGACAACCGGCGGCCATCCACCGCCCATTAGCGCAGAAGTCTTGTATTAACAGTTCCGTTCGCCGCGATAAGGCAATAGAGTTAAATAAAATTAAATTTATATATATTTTAGTCTCCCCGCTGTGAGACCCAATAAAAAATAAACACCGTAAAACCTAAAACTGAAGAGGTGATGAGAGGCATAACATATAGCTCATATTCAAAAATAGCTGTTAAGTCACTAAATTTTACTAAAAAATATGCCGATAGTCCGAAGCATATCGAAATAAATATTTCAGAGTGAAATTTTAGAGCATCTATCTCACCTTCGGATTCTCGAGCGTTAGCAATCGAAGCACCTATCCACAGCAAAAGACTGCTATAAACGCTAATTTCGCCGGGTAAATCGTCTATACCTGGTGTGAAAAGAACATCTATCCCTAAGAGAAATAAAATAGCTATCAGTATTCCCAGCAGTGGCCTGAGTTTCATATAAATCTCTGTAATTGAGTTGTCTCGCCACTTTATTACAAAGAGAAAATGAATCGAAGCCCCCAACAATAATAGTTTCATTCAATAAGGCAGATATTCGTGAGGATAATAAATTGAGACACCATATGATTCTCAAGGCTCCGCGTCTCGCCTCTTTCGCAGTGCTCCACCGCAACGTTCCACTCCCGAGAGGCACCATGACAGTCACCCATAACGGCAAGCAGTACACCGCCAAAAAGCTTAACGATAACGAGTGGCAGCTAACGTCGGTATCGTCACCGCGGGAAAAACTGGTGCTGAACCGCTGGCAGATGCATATCGCTGGCCTCCTGGAACAGGTTGAGGTGAAGGTATGATCAACCACTACGGCACCACCCCGCTTATTCGCCAGTGCGTAACGCCCGGCATGATGGCAATGCATGAAGGCCGAACCTATCGCGTCTCAGCAGTCATTCAGGAACGCAAATGGGTATACCTGCACACTGACGCCGAAATCATCCGCCTCAGTGACTGCGTGATTGACGTCCTTCTGGACGGTCACGGCAACCCTATCCAGCACTAACCACCCTATTCAACCAATCGGCCTGGCTAAATGCGGGCGGCATCTGCACATCTAAATTTCAGGAGTTCAGCCATGAATATCACATGCGAGTGCGTTGATATGCGCACGTCCGTCGGGCCACACAACACCATCAAAGTTGAGATGGAAGGCGTTGTCCTAGCCGGCACAGTTAAAACCCGTGACGTACTACCCCAGCTCGATGGCGCAGAAGTCATCGAGTGGCTGGCTGAGCAGGGTTACATCATCACTCATCAGGAGCGCGCAGCATGACGGCCGCAGAACGGCGGGATGAAGAGTCATTCCTGCGCCTTATGCGTGACGTATTGCCGGATAAGCCTGAGGGGAACGACGAGCCAGTGAATCTGGCAGCCGAGCGGCAAAACCCAGTTATTAGTTGGGATGAATTTGCCGGTAATTTTAATTAAGAGAGATTGCTATGAAATTCGAAAAAGCCATGAGGAAGAAAGCCAAGCTACGGCTGGCACTTACCGGGCCAAGCGGTTCAGGGAAAACTTATAGCGCGCTGATGATATGCAAAAGCATGGGTGGGAAAACAGCGGTTATTGATACCGAAAAGGGAAGCGCATCACTCTACTCGAATGAATTTGATTTCGATGTTCTGGAATTGGATCCCCCATTCAGCCCTGAGCGATTTATTGAAGCCATTTGCGCTGCGGAAGCGGCTGGTTATGACAACCTCGTCATCGACTCAATATCGCATGAATGGAGCGGCGTTGGTGGCTGCCTTGATGATCTGGACACCATTGCCAAAACAAAATTCAAGGGCAATACCCACGCCGCCTGGAGCGCATTAACTCCACGTCATCGCAAGTTTCTTGACGCAATTCTTCGTGTTAATTGCCACTTGGTTGCCACCATGCGAAGCAAAACGGAAACAGCACAACAGGAAGGAAGCAAAAAGGTTGTGAAGCTGGGAATGAAGACTGAGCAGCGAGACGGCGTTGAATATGAATTTACTACTGTTCTCGACATCAACCATGAAACTCACACGGCTACTGCATCAAAAGATCGAACTGGCTTGTTCTCAAATGCTGATTACACAGTGATGGATGAGACAGTTGGCAAGCGACTTATGGGGTGGTTAAACGACGGTCGCTCTAAAGCAGAAATAGACCTTGCTCACTTTGTCTCCACAGCAGAATCAGCGCCTTCCTTCGAACAACTTAAAACTGCCTGGGCAGAGGCTTTTAGGACATTACGAGACACGCCAGAGCAGGTGAAAGCACAGGAAGTATATGAGGCCAGAAAGGCAGAATTAACCGGCAATGAACAGGTGGCATAAATGGCTAGCAAAGGCGTAAACAAAGTGATCCTAGTCGGTAACCTCGGGCAAGACCCCGAGGTCCGTTATCTTCCGTCCGGCGGCGCAGTGTGCAGCGTGACGCTGGCAACTTCGGAGTCATGGCGAGATAAAGCCACTGGCGAACTGAAAGAGCAAACAGAATGGCACCGCATTGTTCTGTTCGGAAAGTTGGCTGAGGTGGCCGGGGAATACCTGCGCAAGGGCTCTCAGGTCTATATCGAGGGTCAACTGCGCACCCGCAAATGGACAGATCAATCCGGTCAGGAAAAATACACCACGGAAGTGGTGGTCAACGTTGGCGGCACCATGCAGATGCTGGGTGGCCGTCAGGGCGGTGGCGCACCGGCAGGTGGCGGCCAGAGCCAGCAGCATGGCGGTTGGGGTCAGTATCAGCATCCGCAGGTCGGCAACCAGTTCAGCGGCGGCGCACAGTCACGTCCGCAGCAGCAGTCGGCACCAGCCCCATCTAACGAACCACCAATGGATTTCGACGACGATATTCCATTTGCTCCTGTAACCCTTCCCTTCCCTCGCCATGCTATTCACGCAATTTAAGGATGAAAATGAACCACTTAATGATTGACCTCGAAACGATGGGGAGCGGACCATACGCGCCGATCATCTCCATTGGCGCTGTATTCTTCGACCCGAACACTGGCGCAACAGGCGATGACTTCCAGGTGAATGTATCGCTTGAGTCATCAATGAGGTTTCGCGCCCGGCCTGACGCCTCAACAATCCTGTGGTGGATGGAGCAAGGCGAGGATGCGCGAAAGGCGTTAACCAATGATACCGAAGAGCTTTCCACCGCTCTGTGTTGGCTATCTGAATTCATCGCCAAACACGCCAAGCCGAGATTCGTTCAGGTATGGGGCAACGGTGCATCGTTCGACTGCGTCATTCTCCGTAACAGCTATGCACTGATCGGGCAGGAAGCGCCGTGGCAATGGTGGAATGACCGAGATGTCCGCACAGTAGTTGAGATGGGTAAAGCGATCGGCTTCGACCCTAAGCGCGATATGCCATTTGAAGGCACCCGCCACAGTGCGCTGGACGACGCTATTCATCAGGTCAAATACGTTTCTGCCATCTTGCAAAAATTAATACAGCAATAACCATCCCGGTCAGGAAATAGCCATGAACAAATTTACTCCCGAGTATCGAAAATATCTTCTCCGGCCAATCCCTGACCGGAAACTTAGCCCGCAAGAACGCGCCGACCGAAAAGAGCTTTACCAGATCATCCGTGAGGAGCGTGAGAACGATACATCACCAGCAAAACCATCGACTTACAGAACATGTGATCCATATCTGAATGACAACCGCAAGGGCCTAGGCGGCGCTTCAAGGAGTGACTAATGACTCACGCTCACGACGACATCAGGGTTGGCACACTGTGCCTTCCCTTCATTGGTAACGGCTGGCTAATGCCATGGGGTGAAGTGGTCCGCAATCCATTAAAGGCGCAGCGGCTAGCTGAGGAATATCGGGAAAGGCAGGAGGCGGCATGAAATACGGAAGCGTGTGCAGCGGCATCGAAGCTGCCAGTAAAGCGTGGGAACCTCTCGGCTGGAAACCTGCCTGGTTCTCTGAAATCGAACCTTTTCCCTCTGCTGTCCTTGCCAACCACTGGCCGGAAATAACCAACCTCGGCGACATGACCAAAATCGCCGATGCGGTGCGCGCTGGTGATGTCGAAGCGCCTGATGTTCTTGTCGGTGGTACGCCCTGCCAGGCATTCAGCATCGCCGGCTTACGTGAAGGCCTGTCTGATGACCGAGGCCAGTTAACCCTCTCTTACGTGGAATTAGCCAATGCAATCGATGCAAAGCGCCGCGAAAGCGGTGAGCCAGAAGCAATCATCGTCTGGGAAAACGTCCCCGGCGTGCTCAGCAGCAAAGACAATGCCTTCGGGTGCTTTCTGGCAGGACTTGCCGGAGAAAGCAGTGAGTTGCAGCCAGCAGGGGGAAAATGGACGCACGCTGGTTGTGTGTCTGGACCAGAGAGGGTTATCGCATGGCGCGTCCTTGATGATCAATTTTTCGGAGTGGCCCAACGACGCCGCCGTGTGTTCGTTGTCGCAAGTGCTCGAAGAGGATTCGATCCCGCAGCGGTACTTTTTGAGCTCGACAGCGTGCGCCGGGATTCTGCGCCGCGCCGAGAAACGCAAAAGGATGTTGCCGCCCTTACTGCACGAGGCGTTGGAACGTGTGGCGCAGATGACAATCAGGCACAAGCTGGACACCTGATTGCTTTTGGCGGTGGCAATACTGCCGGTCATATTGATGTGGCGACCGCCTGCACCGCGCATGGGATCAGGTTGGATTTTGATACTGAGACTTTTGCAGTGCACGGCACGCAGGATCCAGATACCAACCGAGAACTTGCGCACACGCTCGGACGCAACAACGGACAGGAAAACGCGATAGTTACTGAACCATTCACATTGGCAATCCGTGGGCGATCAGAAGGAAGTACGGTCGAAGTGAGAAATGACGGCACAGCCAACGCGCTGTTGACGCCGAATGGCGGCCGTGCAGGCATGGGTGTAGGCGCTATCGGGTGGGGTATGCAGGTTCGCCGCCTAACACCGATTGAGTGTGAGCGCCTTCAGGGCTTTCCTGATAATCACACTCTGATCGGCTGGCGCGGAAAGGATGCTGCTGAATGCCCGGACGGGCCGCGCTACAAAGCTATCGGCAATAGCATGGCAGTACCGGTTATGCGATGGATCGGAGAGCGCATCGCCGCAGCGCTGCCAGCCGAGAAGCTGAACGGTGATTATGGCGGAAGTAAAACACCGCTCGACCAGCGCGACCTCTGGCGCACTCCACCAGCTCTCTTCGCTTCCCTTGATGCTGAGTTTCGCTTCCAGTTGGATGCCGCTGCGGCGCCGCATAACGCGCTGTGCCGGAGGTATATCACCGCCGAGCAGAACACTCTGGAAACGCCATGGGCTGATTACCTGAACGTTCCAGGCTACGTCTGGCTGAACCCGCCATATAGCGACATCACGCCGTTCGTTAAGAAGGCCGCTGCCGAGAGCGCCAATCAGATCGGGACGGTCATGCTGGTACCGGCAGACACTTCAGTTGGCTGGTTCAAAGAGGCTATCCAGACCGCCAGCGAGGTTCGCTTCATCACCGCCGGGCGGCTGGCGTTTATCAACCCGGTCACTGGTAAGCCAGTATCGGGAAATAACAAAGGGTCGATGCTCATAATCTGGCGACCGTACCCGCGTACACACTGCCACTTCGCAACTGTGGGCCGGGACGAGCTTATGGCTTTCGGAGCGAAACTTATCGCCCGCCGGGAGGCCGCATGACGCCAGAAACAGACAACGCCATCCGCGCCGCCTGCCGCCGCTGCACCGAGGAAATTCAGCAGGCAATGCGCAAGAAGCCAAAGCCAAACTGGAACGAAACGGTGCCTCCCATCATCAACAAGCATCACAAGAAAATAGAAGCTCTGGGAGTTAGCCTTCTGGAGTTCGTCGTCAAAACTGGCCGCCTTAACGGGCGGTTTGGAGCCGAACAATGATTCGCCGACAGATCGATACATCAACCCGATTTCTGCTTGATACCGCCTTTCACCGACTTGAAATAATCCGTGATGACGGTCTTTACCGCCACCTGCGCATGAAGCAGCCCGGCACGTCCTGTTATTACTTCGACATTATCACCTGGCCGGGATATCTGACTGTCACCGGCGACATGGGCACCTGGACATTCTCCCGTATCGCGGACATGTTCGACTTTTTCGGTCCGTGGCAAGACGGGATTAACACCGGTTATTGGTCCGAAAAGCTGGAGGCTGGCGCTGGCTATTCAGCGTGTGAGCTATTGGCGAAAGAGTACGATCATGATGCTTTTTGCCGGAGCCTGAAGGAATCAATGAGCGAATATCTGGAAGATGGTCCAGAAGACCAGCAGGAAGACGAAGACTGGGATGATGAAGACGATACTCCAGACAGTGATAAAGCCAAAGTTCGTGAGGTAGTCCGTGAATTATGCCGCGGTGGCTTTAGCAATGATTGGGAAGCATACCAGGCAGTTTATAACGCTGACTGGCCAGAAAGTTGGAGTGCGTGGGACGTCTGCGACGGGCTGACATTCAAGACCTACACCAGCCACTTCCGCTGGATACTCTTTGCCATCACCTGGGCGATCTCCAAATACCACAACACGAAGATGGTCGATAAGTCGATGGCTACCTTCCTCGCAGTGAAAGGGTTACCAGCATGAACAAAGCCGCACCCGTTGATTTGAGGAAAAGCCTCGAAATTGCCAACCACCTGGCGCACATCGGGATTCGCTTTGTGCCGATCCCGGTGGCGACCGATGAAGAATTCCAGACGCTGGCCGCCGAGCTATCGCGACGGCTTGAGCAGATGGCAGTGGAAGCTGAGAAGAATGAAGGCGGTGCAGCATGAAGGCACTAATCACCCAGGAGCTTAAGGCTCCTTTTTTATTGCTGGCGTTCACCTTCAACCGAATTAACCGACAGTTCCGGGAGCATTGACCATGGCCGATATCATCGACACAGCAGCAGAGATTGAAGAGCTTCAGCGTAACGCTGCCCTTTCCGCTCACCGCCTCAATCGCAACGCAGTATCAGCTGAGCGTTGTGAAGAATGCGACGAACCAATTCCCGAGCCGCGGCGCGCTGCCGTTCCCAGCTGCCAGACGTGCGCGGAGTGCCAATCTGTCATTGAACTGAAGAATAAGCAGAGGGGGATATGATGGATTACAGCAAGTTGACTGACAAAGATATTAACGTCCTTGTTGGTGGCGCTCAGGGCTTCGCAAACAAAATAGCTGCCCAAAACGGCCTGAGAGACTACTGCAACAACCCGGCGGACGCATGGCCGATTATCACCGCAAATAAAATCAGCATTTACGCAATGAGCAAAGCGGACAAAAGAGGCGGTTGGGGGGCCGAGGCTTTTCATCCCAACGATGCATATAGCTTTAACGATAACCCACTTCGCGCCGCAATGATTGTCTTCCTCATGATGCAGGAGCCAGCCAATGTTCCAGCTAATTCAACGGGGTCAGATTTACGCTGACCAGCACGGTTGGCCCGTCATAATCCACAGTTGCACATCACAGATAGTCCGCTACTGGCGACAGGGTCGGATCAACACCGCTTCAATCGACCGTTTTAACAATGATTTTGAGCACCTCGATCACCGTGAGGCGGCGCAGATCCGCGCCGAACTGGAGACGAGCGAGCATATTAAATCGCTGCGTGCCCAGCGCGCGGCATGAGGAGAGAGCGTGAAACCTTACGAATCGAAGAAATCACAGTTCACCAGAAACCTGATCCGGCGACGCCACGCTGAATGGTCAGAAAAGACCTTCGGCAATGTCGGCCCCATCGGACCGCTGAAGCACCTTTCGAAAGAGGCGCTGGAAGCTGCCGCCGATCCTAGCAACCTCAGCGAGTGGGCTGATATGCAGTTCCTGCTTTGGGACGCGCAGCGGCGCGCCGGTATCACCGATGAGCAAATCACCGCGGCACTGGAAGAAAAACTAAAGGTGAACATGACCCGCCACTGGCCGGAACCGAAAGACGGTGAGCCGCGTCTTCACATCAAACCATGACGCAACTGATAGCCAGTTATGAGCTGGCTATTGGGTGCGAAAGCACTGCTCCGTTATCCCTTTTTGCCCGGTACGCCGGGCTTTTTTTTACCTGATTTCGATTAATCAACACGTCAACGCAGCCTCGCATATAATGCCAGGTGGCTAAGGAGTTCTCATGGCTAAGCTTCTCAACTTGCAGGAATGGGCTGCTGAGGTCTACACGACTCCACCCTCCCTTTCTACTCTGCGTCGATGGACGCGGGAGGGGCGAATTTATCCCGCGCCTGAACTGCACGGAAAGGAATATAAGGTTCAGCCTGACGCTATCTACGTGGATCCGCGTAAGAAGAACCTACGCGCTAAACCGAAACACACCAAACTGCCGTCCGGCGGCACCTTACTGGAGAGACTGACTCATGGCGAAAAGGCCAGTACGTTACGACGCTAACCTGCCCCGTAACCTGACCTATCGTAAAAGAGACAGACTATACAGCTGGCGCAATCCGGTGACCGGGCAGGAGATTTCTCTTGGCCGGATTGATCGCAAGGACGCTGTTGCCCAGGCCATTGAGGCCAATAACTACATCGATCAGAATTACCTTCCCTCTTCTCTCCTGGATCGCATAAAAGACGTGCCCACTTTCACAGTGGCCGCATGGCTGGAACGTTACGAGGTGATTCTCGAGCGGCGCGAGCTGAAACCAAACACGATGAAGGTCAGGCGAAACCAGATCGCCACTATTAAGGAAGAGTTCGGCAATATTCCCCTCGCTTCTGTTACGACAAAGGACATCGCCTCATTTCTTGAAGCGTACATTCTCTGCGATAAAAAGAGCATGGCTTCCGGGCTGCGGTCTGTTCTGATGGACATATTCAGGGAGGCGATCGTAGAAGGACATGTCGACAGGAACCCGGCCGAGCCGACGCGAACGCCGACACCGAAAGTTAAGCGAGAGCGCCTGTTGCTCGAACAATTTACCGTCATCCGCCAGGCCGCGTTAACTCATTCTGACTGGGCGCCTAACGCATGCGATCTGGCACTAGTCACCGGCCAGCGTCGTGAGGATATTTCACTGTTCAGGTTCAGTGACATTAAAGACGGGAGGCTTTTCGTTACGCAGGAGAAAACAGGTCACAAACTGGCGCTTCCCCTTGATTTGAGGCTAGACGTCGCTGGGCTTGTGTTGCAGGATGTCATTGATCGATGCCGGGTTAACAACCCTTCCGACTTCATGCTTTACTCTCCTGTCCGCCGCGGGGGAAGAAAGCCGGGGCCGCTGACTCCTGACGGACTCACCCAGGCCTTTGCAGAGATAAGGGATTCGACCGGGTTAAAATTCGGACCTAACCCACCTCCTTTCCATGAGATCAGGAGCCTGGCGAGTAGGCTCTACGAAAAGGAGCGCGGAGAAGAATTTGCTCAGCGTTTACTCGGCCACAAAAATTTAACAATGACCAAAAAATACCTGGACGCACGCGGTGCAGAGTATGTTATGGTTTAGACAGGATATGGAATATTCGAGTAATTTTCGGGGGATTTCGTGTTGAGACCGAAAAAACCCTTGAGAAACAAATAGATAAAAAGAGACCGAATACGATTCCTGTATTCGGTCCAGGGAAATGGCTCTTGGGAGAGAGCCGTGCGCTAAAAGTTGGCATTAATGCAGGCTCAATCGCCTTGCCCTTTAAGAATAGATGACGACGTCAGGTTTTCCAGTCCACAGTAAAAGTGGTCTGAAAAAAAGCGTCAGAACATCACTAAATGTGAAAAACCGCAGAGCTTTTACAAGCACCTGCGGTTTTTTTTTACTGGAAACCTGACGGCTAGCAGAGCTTTTCAGCGCGCTCAATAAACGGTGCCAGACTTTTCTTCTGCCCGGGGTTTGCCGGGTCATCCACCTGGATCACGCTGACAGGCTGTCCGTTACTTTTCCCGCTGGCCACCTGCTGCTCCGCTACGTCATTTAACGGATACTGCACGAGCGTACTGGGATTGATGACATACAGCGCGTTACCGGGACGGCAGGTGAGCATGACCTCTTCACGATTAAATGCCCAGTTGTCCTTGCCCACTTCAAACCGGCTGACGGTGATGACCTGCGGCGCGGCCAGCGCACTGCTGGCACAGGTGAGAAGTAAAAGAGAAAGCAGTGTCTTTTTCAT